AACAAAATCATTTGGACTATTATTATAAAGAAGGTATAATGAATAATGAACCTAAACAAGAACCCACGGAAGAAGCTAAGCAAAGAGCTAAAAACTATATGAGTTTAAAGGGAGCGTTAGAACCTAAACAAATTAAATGTTATTGTGGTCATACAACATATTGTGATTGTAGTCCTTTAGAAGAACCTAAAGATGTTGTGTTAGGATATAAAACTTCTTTAGATGCTCAAATGTTAGATAAGATTGGATTAGAAGAACCTAAACAAGAAATTTGGAAAGATATTCCTAATTATGAAGGTTTATACCAAGTTAGTAACTTTGGTAATGTAAAGTCTTTAGAAAGATATGTGAAAGGTAAAGTTGAAGACAGGCTGCAAAAAGAAAACATACTTTCAAAAAGATTAGTTGGAGATATAGGGAATCAATATTATGCTGTTACATTATGTAATAATAAAAATAGAAAACAAATTAAGATTAGTGTTTTAGTTGCAATGGCTTTTCTAAATCATATTCCAAATGGTTATGTTGGATTTACAGTTGACCACATAGATAATAATCCATTGAACAACAATGTGAATAATTTACAAGTAATAACTAAAAGAGAGAACTCTTCTAAAGATAGAAAAGGTATTTCAAAATATACAGGTGTCACTTTTAATAAAAAAACAAATAAATGGCGTTCTCAAATTTGGATTAATGGTCAAAATAAAACATTAGGTAGTTTTGATGATGAATTGGAAGCACACAGAGCATATCAGAAAGAGTTACAACAACATTTAAAATTACAGTAAAATGAAAAATAAAGAAACACTTGAAGAAGTTGCCCATGAAATGCTTGTTGATTATGGAATTAAGTCAATAGGTCAAAGTATAGGAGTTTTAACAGTTAAAAAACTTATGGTGAATATGGCTAAATGGCAAGCTGAAAGAATGTATAGTGAGGAAGAAGTAATTAAAATAATCTATCAGTTACATTTAGAAATGCAAACAGATAAAGATTTTACCTTTATGAAAGTTGATGAATGGTTTGAACAATTAAAAAAGAAATAATTATGACTTACATAGTAATGACAAATGGTAGAAATGGAATGTATTTATTTTTAGTTGACAGAAAAAAAATTAATAATAGATGGTGGTCTACAGATTGGAGCGATGCAATGCAATTTCAAAAAGAATCAGCTGCAAAGATTCAAGCTGCAAAACTAAAATACAAATCTCCAGAAGTTATACGAATAGATACTGCCATAGAACTATCAAAAGAAAACGATAAAAATTTTGATTACGAATCATTGGTACATCCATTTTCATCAGATGGTTTAGGACAAGATTAAACAATTTAAAAAGAAATAATATGAAAAAATTTGAAAATGCAATGGAGTGTATAGGTCAAGCAGTTTTTGAAATGTATGAAAATAATACTCCTGAAGAAGTAAATACATTATTAACTAATGTATCTGATGCTTATGTTTTAGTGCAATGGCCAGATTCTCAAGATTATATGGAAGAAGAATGGTTTGAAGAAGAATCTATTCTTGCTTTAGGTAGTGAAGATAAAACAGGAAGTTCTGCTTATTTTATACCATTAAAAAGAGTAATTTAAAAAGAAATAAGATGAAACAAACAGCCGTAGATGAGTAAGTTAAACAAAAATAGTATATTCTATAAACCACCTACACGAGAAGAGCGCTTACAAGATTTGAAGTATTTCTTTTTATTTTGGAAAGGTAGAAAAAAAGGTATAATTCACACTCGTGATATTACCCTAGATGATTTTAGGTATATCTTCTTTCCTAAAGGATTTCATGAAATATATGGCTACTTAGGTTCTGTGCCTTATGAAGGTAATGGAGATGTTTTTAAGGCACTATATCCTTTGATCTTAGCCATGGACTACAAAGCCAAGCCTAAGTGGTGTCCTAGATGGTTTTTAAGGTTCTTGCATGTATTTGGTAACGACAAATCTATTGTTAGAGTTAGAAACCGCAAATTGCATGATTTACTTAGGAAGCTTACAAAAGGTATTACAATCTATGACTACAAAACTAAGTGGAATAATTATGATTTAAGAGTATCAATAGCTGCCCCACAAGACATTTGTGATCTAGAAGATGCTATTACTATTCATTTTTATAATCGAGGTTATAGACAAGAACTACTTGATGAGATTATAGCTATAGAACCTGATTTTAAGTATACGTGGTGGTCTATTCATAAACTCCAAGACTATAATGATACACTTAAACCAAAAGAAGATGAAGAAGAAAATAAAACTAATAGGGATAGCTGGTAAAGCAGGCTCAGGTAAAGATACTGTTGCTACAATTATTCAGTTTTTAACTTTAGATGATGAAGTATTTAGCAAAACTAATAAAGACTGTTTAGCTGATTTAGACCATAAAGGTTATTGTGCTACTAACTCTAAATGGGAAATAAGAAAATTTGCAACAGCTCTAAAAAAGATTGTAAGTATTTTATTAGGATGTAAAGTAAAAGCTCTTGAAGATAGAGAATATAAAGAAACTCCATTAGGTAAAGAATGGGTTAGCATTGATGTAGAATTAACTCCTAGAGATATTCTACAGCAAGTGGGAACTGACATTGGAAGAAATATAAACCAGAATGTATGGGTTAATGCTTTATTTAACCAAATAACTAAAAAATCTAGGTGGATTATATCTGATGTTAGATTCCATAATGAAGTTCAAGCTATCAAAGATAGAGGTGGTTTATTGATAAAAGTTATAAGACCTAGTAATAATAACACAGGCTTACATATATCAGAAACAGCACTTGATAACTTTGATGGCTTTGACGAAGTAATTATCAATGATGGTAGTTTATATGACCTTATTGATAAAGTTAGATTAATAATTAAAAAACATAAAATAAAATGAGTAACCAAAACAAAATTAAAAGAAAACTTACCCAGCTTGATGCAATTCATCACAATGTTAATATGTTGCAATATAAAAGCTTTAAACAACTAACTAAAGAGCTTAAAGTTGACTCTAGGTTAATTACCTATTTACATAAAAACAGTATTCTCCAAAAGAATAATAATGTTATTGTATGGAATAATAGTATTAAACCTAATCCTGCTTTAGCTTCTACTTATCAAAATTACATTGATGTAATAAATGCTAAGCAAAAAGGTAGAAGGTCAGCTTCTTTAAAGCTAAGTAAAGAAGCTATAGGGCCTGTAGCTAAAAGACAATTTAGTTTATTTTGGGGTTTAATTAATTTTAAATACTAATATTCATATATTTGTAGAGCAAGGGTTAACAGCCCTTGCTCTTTTTTTAATATTGATTTATGCCTAAATTAAAACTTAAATTCAAATTACCTAAAGAAGAGCAAGAGGCAAACTTTGCTCTTAAAGGCGGTGATTACTTTGTTGTTATTCATAATTTAGACCAACGGCTAAGGGATATTGTAAAATATCAAAACAATCCTTTTGCTGGAGGCCAAGCAACTGAAGAACAAATTCAACTTGCTGAACAGTTAAGGCAGTACCTTCGTGAACAAAACATTGATGAGTTATGGCGATGATTCAGTTGTCTTATTTATGAGGACATCAATGTACCTATCAAATTAAGCTATGAAACAAATTAATCCATGGATACTTCCAGGTCTAGATTTGTCTAAAACTGCTAAGATTAAAGCTTTTGTAAATACAATATGTAAGCATTATAGAGTTAAAGAAGAACATCTTAATCTAAAAACTAGAAAACAAGATGTTGTAAATGCTAGAAAAGCTATATCTTATTACTTGATTAATCAGTTTGGCTATACAGAAGAAAAAGCAGCTAATTATTTTAATCAAACAATAAGCCGTAGTAATGTTCATCATTACAAGATTACCTATGGTAATTTATTACATGTCAAAGACTTTGATAGTATAACCTTAGACGATAAAGTACAAATACATTTTAAAAAATATGATATACTTAGTAGCAAATAATGCCCTGATAGCTAGTGAGATATCTACACCTTGTTCAATTAATGATGTAAAAGAATGGTGTAAAACTCATAAAATCAGAGGCATAGACACAGAAACTATAGGTGATTGTTGGACTGGATATATTTTTACTCTGCAAATTGGTGATGCTAATACACAATTTGTAATAGACTGTACCTATGCCAATATATTAGACCTAAAAGAAGAACTTGAAGACCCTACAGCTATTAACATTCTACAAAATGCTAAATATGATGATAAGTTTTTCTTTGCTAAAGGCATTAGATTACATAACATCTATGATACATTTTTAGCAGAATGTATTTTAACTACTGGTTATGAAAATAGACAGCTAAGGCTTGATTATATAGTAACTAAATATTGTGGTAATAAATACCAACTAGATAAGTCAGTAAGAGGCAAAATTAATTGGGCTGGACTTACTGATGATGTTATTAAGTATGCTGCTTATGATGTTATTGCTTTAGAAGAAGTAATGAATAAGCAAATTGTAGAACTTACTAGATTAGATTTAATGTCTGTAGCAGACTTAGAATTTAAGTGTTCTAGAGTATTTGCAGAGATGGAATATGTAGGAATGAAATTAGATAGAGAGAAATGGATGATTCAAGCTCTTGACAGAGAAAAGAATGCCAATCAATATGAAGAAACTCTTAATAAGTTCATACTAGATAATCCAGAAAAATATAGTAAATTTATTAATAGACAGCTTAGCTTGTTTGAAGAAGGATTTAAGACTAATGTTACATGGTCTTCTCCTAAACAAGTATTAGATGTATTATCAGCTTCAGGAATTAAAATAGATTCAGTCAATGAAAAAATAATAGAAAAATACAAGGTTAAAGTGCCTATAGTAGGACTTTATCTTGACTATAAAGAAAACCAAACTGCAATTAGTAAGTTTGGTAGAGAATACCTAAAATGGGTAAACTCTTTAACAAATGCTGTTCATACCTCATATTGGCAAATATTAGCCACAGGTAGAGTATCATCAGGTATGAAAGATGAAGCACCTAATATGCAGCAATTACCAGCTTTAAATGAAGTTAGGAATTGCTTTATAGCTAGAGATGGCTATTCTTATGTAGATTGTGATTATTCTGCTATGGAATTGGTTATTGCTGGCTGTGTTAGTGGTGAAGAGTCTTGGGTAGAAGCCTTTAATAATGGATTAGACTTACACTCTGTAGTAGCAGAAGCTGTTTATAAAGATAAATGGAGATATGCTGCTGAAGAAAGCTGTGAGTATATAAAAACTAAGCAAAAGTGTGACTGCAAAGAACATAAAAGTATGAGGACTAAGATTAAAACTCTTAACTATCTTGCTTTGTATGGTGGTGGCCCACAAAAGCTTAGTGATTCTATTAACATTCCATTAGCTGAAGCTAAAGAAATTATTAGCACTTACTTTAAAGGATTACCAAAGCTTACTGGCTTTCTTAATATGCTAAAGGATTATGGTAAAAGAAATCTAATGATTAGGACTAAACCTCCATATAGAAGAATTAGATTCTTTGAAAATCCACAAGATGATCCTGCAATCTATTCTCAAATAGAAAGACAAAGTGGTAACACCTATATACAGGGTCAGTGGCCCTGTTTAAATCCCTTAAATTGCTGGAACGCTAAGTCAGAGATGATATGCCAATCAGCAGCCAAGCCAAGTTTAAGATAAGGGAACTTGGAAGGTTCAGAGACTAGGTTAATGAGCTTAACAATAATTTAACCCACGAACAAGGGATATTGATATATAAAATTGGTTATATTTGCTCTAAAATACTTTATGGAGCAAGTTTTAAGAAAATGTAAATGCTGTAATATAGAAAAAACTTTAGATTCTTTTTCTAAAAATGGAAGTAATTATCATAGGCATACTTGTAAAAGTTGTGATAATAACTTAAATAGAGATAAAAGGTTAGAGTATAATAGAAAATACAGATTATCTAATCCTGATAAAAAACTTCAATGGTCTATAAACTCTAATAAAAAAAGAAAAGATAGACTAAAAAGTGATCCTTTTTATCATGACAGAGTTAAGTACTTAAAAAGAGAAAGTGGTTACAAAAATAAAGTAACAACTATGTTAAACAACGCTAAAAAAAGAGCTATAAAATATAACATAGAATTTAGTTTAACTAAAGAAGATATAGTTATTCCTGAAAAATGTCCACTTTTAGAAGTAGTCTTTGTTTTAGGCAGAGGTAGAGATTATATGTATACTCCTACTATAGATAGAGTAGATAGACTTAAAGGATATACTAAAGATAATATTTATATTATATCTATGTTAGCAAACTCTATGAAAAATGCTGCTTCAAAAGAAGAATTACTTACATTTTCAAAAAATATAATTAATTATATCAATAAAGATATAGTCCAACCTATAGAGAAATCTATAGAACTAGAGGATAAAGAGCTTCTAGGATAATAACGTGACTGGTGCTAACATAACTAAGCTATCTATGGTTAAAATGCATGAAGAAAGACTTAAGCACAACATTGATGTTAAGTTTGTTTTACAATTGCATGATGCTATAATATGTGAAGTTAAAGATGAACAAGCTGATGAATGGTTTAATATCCAAAAACAATGTATGATAGATGCTTTTAAAGAAGTTATAGGCTATCCTATTGATGTTGATGGGTATATAGCTAAACATTGGAAAAAATAAACTAAATTATGGCAGACATTTCAATGTGCATAAATGAGAGTTGCCCACTTAAACTCTCATGTTATAGGTATTTGGCTCAGCCAGATGATCTAATGCAATCATATGCAAAATTTGAGTGGGAAAAAGATAAAAATGGGGTAATAAGTTGCCCTGGATTTTGGAAATTTAATATAGAAAAACATGACGCAAGAACAAAAAGAACTAATTAGAAATACACTTACTAGACTAAAGAATGATGGTTATGTAGGTGTAGCTTTAGCCTTTGATGGAGCTGGTGACTCAGGAAGTTTTAATGCTTCTTGTAGATATACACCTGATGATGGTTTTGATTTAGATAATCATTATTATGATATTTTTAGTGATGATGAAGATGGATTATATGACCTTGGTTATGAAGCACTAAGATCTACAGGTAATGACTGGTATAATAATGATGGTGGGTATGGTTGTGTAAATATTTGCTTGTTAACAGGTAATATTAAAGTTCATATGCATATTCGTATATATGATACAGAATATTATGAGAATAACTATAAAGCTATAGAATTTACAAAATGAGTCCATTAAAACATTCAGAACTATCAGTTAAAAAATTCGGAGGAGAATACACAGATTACCTACCTATCCATGAATTTCTAGATATGACTAAAACACACTATGTTGGTTATCAACATAGAGCTATATTGCACAATACCTTTGGTATTTATATATGTGAAAAAGTGTTTGGTGCATTTATAGTAAATTCAGAAGGAAAGAAAATAGAAACTAGATACATTGTTATTAACCATATTAAGGAAGATTTAGGCTTTGTGCCTACTATAGAACAATGGGTATCTTGTTTACCTTTTAAACCTTGGATGGGAGGCCAAACTGTAAACCAAACTACAAATACAAAACTCAATCTTGAAGAACTTTTAAAATGACAAAAGATGAAATACAACATTTAGCAAAACAGACTTTTTTAACTCATAAAAGAGGCATATTACATATTTCAATGGGTGTTGGTAAAACTAAAATCGGAATAGATTTAATAGAAAACCACCATCAGAAAATACTTGTAGTAGCACCATTTACATCAGTTTTAGATTCTTGGAAAGAAGAATTTATTAAATGGGGTAAATCAGATAGTAATGTTGTATATACCACTACAGCTTCCTTGGGGAAACACACTAAGAATACATTTGATTTAGTAATATTAGATGAGATTCATCTATATTCTACTAATCAATTATCTAAGATACCTGCAGGGCCATTATTAGGCCTTACAGGTACTCTTAGTGATAATTCTAAAGCTGTAATCAAAGAACAACTAAACCTTGATGTTATATATTCATATGATATTGAGAGAGCTATTAGAGATGGTATTATCGCTGATTATAGAGTTAAAGTTTTAGAGGTTTCCCTTGATAATACACACAAGTATATTGAAGGAGGAACTAAACTAAAGCCCTTTTTAACTACAGAAAAGGCACAATATGATTATCTAACAAAGCAGTTTAATCAAATTAAATTTGCAGAATGGAATGCCATAGGAGCTGATAAAAGAAAATATGCATTGATTAAAATGCAGTTTGCTTCTAAAAGAGCCAAGCTTATCTATTCTTGTAAAACTAAATTAGATACTGCTTCTAGAATAATCAACAATTATCCTGAAGACAGAATGCTTGTCTTCACTACATTAACAGACAGTGCTAACCAGCTATGTGATTACCAATATCATTCTAAAGCTGATAAGAAAAACTTAGAGAGATTCTCAGAAGGAGAAATTGATAAACTAGCAGTAGTTAATATGGCAAATGTAGGCTTAAATATAAAGCCATTAAATAAAGCCGTAGTACATCAATTTCAAAGCTCTGAAGAAACTGCTCAACAAAGAATGGGTAGGCTACTTAGACTAGAATATAATAATCCTAGTAAGATTGCTGAAATATGGGTTATATGTGCTGTTAATACAGTAGATGAAGATTGGGTAAGAAGTGCTTTGAAAAATGTTCCTAGGAGCAAAATAGAGTTTATTCACTATAAAAACTTATAGATGGAACTAACTAAACAAGTCAGTATAAGTACGCTGACAGACCAAGAAGTACTTTTCTTCTCTAAGATAGTAGAGGTAGATATGACACAAGAAGAAAAACAATACCCACAATACTATGTTGACAAAATAAATGCCTTAGCAAAGCCTAAAAGTACCTGTCCAGACCAAGTAATGTGTGTTATACCTGCTTTTATACTACAGATGGAAGAAGAGGATGCTAGATTAAAGTATAAAAACATGGGTTTATGATTTTGATAATTATAATTATTTTACTTATTGTAGGTTACATAGCTATTGCAATGCATAGTGTATCCCTAATTAATGATGGGCAATGCCTAAAACTTGTATGGGTTACAGAAAAGATTGATAGCGATGGTATGCCTTTCACTAGAGTAAATTCTCTCGTATTATGGAAATACTAGAAGTAATTGACTTGCTAAATAAAATGCAAGATGAAGGCTTTATAAAAGTCTTAAACTGGGAAACCAGAGAACTAATCCTCTTACCTAAAACAGAAAGTAAGATTATCCATCCTATTGAAGAATGGATTGATGTGTACAGAAATCTGTTTAAAGGTAAGAAACCTGGTGCTATGGGTGATAAAAATGCCTGTATTGTTAAGATGAAAGAGCTGTTTTTGAGAAGACCTGATTTATCTATGGATAAAGTAATAAGAGCAACTGAAAAGTATATTCAGGTAGAATCTAATCAAAGATGGAAGTATCTAATGCAAGCAGACTATTTTATTTCCAAAAACCAAGGTAACACCAGAGATGGTAGAGTATCTAAGCTAGAAGCTTATTGTGATGAGCTAGATACTAATGAACCTCAAAACTCGTTTATACATGATATTTGATAGAGCATTAAGTAGAATTAGGGACAATATGCATAATGAGCATAACTGTATCCCTTGGGGTTTACCTAGATTTGAAAATGTAGTTCCAGGTATTATGAAAAAGAAGTACTATCTAATCACAGCTAATACTGGGATAAATTTTAATTGTAACTTATATTAGAGATTATCGTATAATAAGTAATGAAGATATCTGAAAAATACTTTAAAAACATTACAGAAAGAAAACATACAAGCAAAAATATAAGTTTATTACCTGTCCCAGGATAAAACAGGGTGAATTGCTGGGAACTCCTATCACATTTAGTGAGGACAATCAGCAGCCAAGCTTGAGTAGTAATACTCTTGAAGGTTCAACGACTAATAGCCGAGTCCTACCAAGTAATGTTGGGGATAGTAATGCTAACACGAGTGCCCTGCAATCATTTATAGATAATCAAAAACCACTTAATTCTGAATTTAGTCAGATAATAAGTGATAATTTTTGGAATTTAATTTGATTGATGATATAGTCTGAACTACATAGTAATATGTAGAGCTACAAGATAAAGAGCTTGTAGGTTAACAAAACTAAGAGGTAAAACTCAGTTTACTGATGCTTTTTTTATGTATAGACCTATAGATTTTGTGCTTAATACTGAAACAGATATTAAGCTAAAAATCTTTTACTACTCACTAGAAGTAGACAAAGAATCTAAGATTATACAAGGTATTGCTAGGAAGATATATTATGATTATAATATCGTTATCCCATTTAATAAAATCCTATCTATGAATAAGCATAGGATATCAGAAGAGGAATATAGTATTATATCTTCCACTAAGGATTATTTTGAGAAATTAGAAGACTTTGTATATATCTATGATAGTACAATGAATCCTTATGGTATTTTTAAACAGATGGTTGATTATGCTAAATCTCATGGTACCATACACAAGAAGATGATAACTAAGAAAATTAGAGATGAGGTGTCTGGAGAAATAAGAGAAGAACAACAAGAGATCTTTGACTATTACACTCCTAATAACCCAAAGGAATATGTTATCATTATTGTAGATCATGCTGCTTTGCTTAATACTGAGCAAGGTTTAAGCATTAAAGGTACTATAGAAAAGCATAGTAATAACATGGTGCAGTTAAGGAATAACTTTGGATTTATTCCTGTATTAATTCAGCAACAAGCTGCTGCTATGGAAGAATTAGACACCTATAAAGGACAGACTTTAGAATCTAAGTTGATTCCTAGTTTGTATGGTTTGGGTGAAACTAAATTAACTGGCAGAGATGCTGATATAGCACTAGGTATTTTTAGCCCAGCAAGGTATGAATTAGATGTATTTAGGAACTATAAAATTTCTTTATTACAGGATAATTTCCGATCTTTACATGTGTTAAAATACCGTAGTGGTAGTCCTAATGGAGTTGTAGGCTTGCAGTTTAATGGAGCTACAAACTTCTTTGAGGAGCTACCTAAACCAGGGGATCCTATCTTAGAAGAAATTTATAAAAAATACAATGGAAAAGTTAAAGCGTAATACCCTAGAACAAGATATTGTTGAGTTTATAGAAAGAGGTGGGCCTACTACAACACATAAAAGTGTTATAGAAAGGTTTAATGTATCTATTGAATATGTTAAGTCCCTTATCTGGAGATTAAAAAGAAATTATCGTAACTAAATTCAACAAATATATGAGTACACTCGTAGGTATTGTAGGCCATAGTGGAACTGGTAAATCCACTTCTATTGAAGGCCTTGACCCAAAAGAAACAGTAATTGTCAATGTTTCTAACAAACCTTTACCATTTAAAGGATGGAAAAATAAGTACATCCAAGGTAAGCTATCTGAAGGAGCTAATTATGTATCCACAGACACTTCAGCTACTATTGTCACAGCTATGAAATTCATTAGTGATAATAGACCTGAAATTAAGCATATTATCTTGGATGATATTCAATATTTGATGTCCTTTGAGTTTATGGCTAAAGCTAAAGAAAGAGGCTTTGACAAATTTACAGACATTGCGAAAAACACCTTTGATGTATTAAATACAGGTCGTCAGCTTAGGGATGACCTAATAGTATTTGCACTATATCATGAGGAAAGTACCAATGAAAACTTCAATCAGAAAAGGAAAATTAAAACAATCGGTAAACTTCTAGATGATAAAATTACTCTAGAAGGTTTATTTACTATTGTCCTATTTACTGAAGTAAGGATTGAAGAAGACCAAAGACCACACTATTATTTTGTAACTCAAACTGATGGTGTGACTACTGCTAAAAGTCCAAGAGGACTTTTTGAAGATTTACATATACCTAATGATTTAGGATATGTATCTAAAAAAATAGGTGAATATTACGATTAATAAATGGATTTATATTTATTAGGACTTTGGTTAGGAGATGGAGATTCAGACCAATTTAGAATTACAACTATGGATAGTGATATTATTGATTACTTAAAAAATGTAGCTAGTACTTATGATATGGATATTTCTATATCTACAAAAACTCCAACAAATAAAGCTTTAAGAGTTAAGATAAAACCTAGAACTAAAGCTAAGTACACTAGAGAGTTGAAAGTATATAAAAATGGTACTTTTTTAAATAGTTATAGTTCTTTAAAAGATTTAAGTAATGACTTAAGTATTAAAAATTCTTCAAATGTATTCCATGTGATTTCTGGTAAACATAAACATTTAAATGGATATACATTTACATTAGGAGAGAGGAAATATACAAATAGATTTACTCAATTTTTAAAAAAACATAATTTATTAAATAATAAACATATTCCTAGTTTTGTCCATTTTTTACCAGAAACTGATAAATATAAATTAATAGCAGGGCTAGTTGATACAGATGGTACAAAATCTTCTTCTAAAAGATTAAGTATTACACAAAAAAATGAAAGTATTATAGATTCTTTAAAAGAGTTATGTATATCTTTACAATTAGACCCTGTTAAAAAAGAAGTTTATAATAAAAAGTATAATAAAACATACTATAAACTTTATTTTAATAATAGTAATAAAATGCCTATTTTATTAGAAAGAAAAAAAATTAGGAATGTTTGATGAGCTTTCTATTCCTAATGATTTATCCCTTGTGTCCACAAAAATTAATGAATATTATAACTAATAAATATGAAACAAATTCCTATTAGTACTAGAGATTTGAAAATCTGGTATGTGCTGGACTGTATGTCAGCTGATGAAATTGCGGTGAAAATCAACAATATTCACCGCATAAATTGCAGTGGTGATGATGTTGTAACTTTACTCAGAGATAGAAAAGTTCAAGCCAGAAACATCAAAAGAAGTGAACCTACTTTTGAGTTTGTAGATCCTGAAATGATTGTTGAAGACAACTGTGTTTACAGTGAGCCTGAAGAACAACTAGATTTAGGAACTCTTCAACATGCTGGTATTCCTCAGCATTCTTTTGCAAATATCTAAGTATTAACCCTAAAAACAAATAAATAGTATGATTAATCTAAATGACAATTCCTTTGATGGAGGTAGCAATGTTCAAATCTTTAATGGTGGACAAGCTGGTGTAGTAAGAAATGTTAAACTTGATAGAATTGAGCCTAAGACAGAAGCTGGTAATGCTCCTGACTATAAGCTATTCTTTAAAGATTCTAATGGTGCTGAGCTTAACTTGGCCTTTTGGTATCTAGATTCTACAAGAGATACATTTGCTAAGGACTTGGAAAAACAAGGTAAAGCTCTTAAGCATTTAGTACATTGTTTCTTGGGTGAAACTTATCAGTTTCCTGCTTTTACTTCACCTAAAGAATTGCTTGATGGCTGCTTACAGTTAATCCAGCCTAAGATTTCTTCAGTAATGGTTAGAGTGTATTGCACCTATGGCACTACTTTGTATCCTAAGAAGTATCTACAAGTAAGAAGCTATGTTCCTTTTATTGAAGCAGAAAGTGTGCTGCTGTCTGATACTCGTCTGAAAGCCAATAATATTGACCAGATGACTAGAATAGAAGAAGATGCTCCAGCTATGAATGCTGGAAGTTTTGCTGCTTCTAGTGATATTATCTAAAAATTAGATTGTAACTTTGTAATAATGGGGGACTAACAATCCCCCTTATTATATTATGATTAATCTTAATTCTTTAGACTATAACACATTATCATCTGAACTCATATTAAATAGAGTTTCAGAGTATCAAATCTTTGCATATTACATACCAAAATTGCAACTCAATACTGCTATATGCAGTCCTCTTAGAGAGGATGATATTGCTTCTTTTAGTGTGTTTTATGCATCCACCTTGGATAAACTTCTTTTCAGGGATTTTGCTACAAAAGAAAAAGGAGATTGTTTTGTATTTGTTTCTAGATTATTTGGATTAGATTACTATGGTGCTTTGCAAAAAGTAGCTAATGACTTTGGACTTATTGACAGTGATATAGTGGGCAGAAAAAAGAAAATTAAAATCCCCAAAGACATTGACTACAAAGACAAATCTAGAGTACATATAGGCATAAAAATGCAAGAATTCACCCCAAGAGATATACATTTCTGGGGGCAATTTGGGATAAATAAATCTACATTAAATAAGTATAATGTTTTTAGTTGTAAATTCATTTTCTTAAATGACTTAATAATACCTGTAGATAACTCAAAGAATCCTGCATATGCTTATCTAGAAAGCAAAGATGAAATCTATACATATAAGATATATCAACCCTATAACAAACAATTAAGATTTATATCAAATGTTGATAAATCTGTTTGGCAAGGTTGGACACAACTGCCAAAGAGAGGTGAAAAGCTCATAATCACTAAATCTTTAAAAGATGTTATGGCAATTACAGAATTAACTAATATTCCTTCTGTATCTCTTCAAGCTGAAACAACTGATCCTAAGCCTCATATTGTTAATGAGCTGAAGAAAAGGTTTGATAAAGTGTATTTACTATATGATAATGACTTCAATAAAGAAGTTAACTGGGGTAGAAAATATGGCATTGAGCTAGCTTCTAAGTTTCAGTTAAATCAAATAGAAATACCCGATGAATATAAATCAAAAGACTTTTCTGACCTAGTCAAAAACCATGGAAAGGAAGTATCCAAATTTTTAATTAAATCCCTAATTTTTTAACCCTTTAATTTTTTAATTATGCGTACAATTCGTGTTATTTCTTCTCAATCAGATCGTGCTAAAAGTGTAGAATCTGCTGCAACCACTTGGGGTCAACTTCAAAGTGATTTATCTTCTCATATTTCTGACATTGGAAATATGAAAGCTATTGTTCGTGAAACCAGAGTATCTTTGGAATCTCCAGAAGCTCAACTTCCTGAAGATAACTTTACTGTTATCTTGAGCATGAAGAAAATTGCTTCTGGCAGCAATGACAATGGTACTCGTTACACTGATTCTCAAATCAGAGAGTTGCGTACTAAATTGCAGAATCTTTTTGAAGATGTATTAGCTGGTAATGTTGCTAGTAACACTACTCTTTCTGAAGATGAGGAAGATGATCTTGATCAACTACGTGCTGAAGGAGTCATTTCCTAAGTAGTAGCTTTGCTATGATGTAAGAATAGGGTGGGGTATTTATTACCTCACCCTTTCTTATTTTTTTCTTAATAACTAAAATATGACAGAATTAGAAAGAATATTATCAACTTTTACTGATGTAACTTCATTTACAGAATTAGTAGTTAAACATTATCCAAATGTAGTGATTAGGCCCACTACCCAACTTATTGATACAAATTATATATCTTCTAGTATTTGCATGTATAATTATTTTTATTATGTAAATACTTGTTATATAGATATGCTATTTAATGATTATAATGTAATTGTAAATCCTAGAAATAATAACATAATAGCTATTCAAAATGAAAATGATGGCTGCTATGATCTAGATAATACAGATGCTTATGTTATATTATCACATGAACCAGTTGATTTTAGCAACTTACAATCTTTATGGAGTGAGTTTCAAAAAACTATACATGCTCTTAAATTTAAAGAGTTTGGTCTAACAAAGCTAAAACCTATATTGGATGAAGTTCATGGTGAAAATTATGATTTACAAGTTTGCTCAAGTAGATATTTAGAATTACTTATTAGGTATCCACATATAACTATTACTAATACTAAAAAAGAAAGTAGAGAAATAGAAGAGTTGTATTGTGTGTTAACTTTTAATGAATCTTTCTTATTAAAAGGATTTGAAGGCTTTAGAGCTAAGATGTCTTTTAATGATGTAAAAAATGGTTACAGGCATTCTCACTTAAACTCTAGAAACTTAGAGAATTTGTTTACTGCGTCAGCATTCTGTACAGGTAGTACTGATTTAACTGCACTCAAATCTGAATTTATGGAAGGTTTTGATGCAGATAGATTTGACTTATTTTTATACCAAATAAACAATTTTGTAGAATGGGAATCTCTTGAAGGTACTCCTTATGTTCACTTATCTACAATTAATAATAGAAACTTTACAGTACTAAGTAGGGAACCATTAGATTTAGCACAAACTATAACAAATGACTTTAATAAGTTCTGTGCTGCTTATAAAGAAAATCCTGATTTATTTAAACCTTTATTAAACTACAATAATTTAAGTAGTAATATAGAAGTCAGTATTCAAAATGTAACTGATTTAGCTAGAGCACTAGCACCTTATTCTACCTACTATGGTACTCTTGATTCTAATGGTGAGATACAAACAGTTAATAATGAAATATATGATTATCAGGAAGCTCACGTTAATTTAAGAAATGCTTTATCAAATATCACATACAAAACATTTAGAAACAACCCCATAAATTATGACGCAACAATCATGGAACAACAAGCAGAAATCACAACAGAATTCTGCAGTAAAGAACTCTTATCCTTCTCAAGGGCAAAATTACAAGAGTTACTCTCAACCTATCACACCAGTGTACAAACCGAAGATGTTTATCTCTCCAGAGATAATTTCGAAAATTTGGTACTTATGTCATAAAATTAATACAGTAGAATGGTCTGGTCTTGTATTTTGTAAAACTGAAGGTCATCCTATTAATCCTGAAACCTTTAGCATTAGAGCTATAGACATTTTGCCTATGCATAAAGGTGAACCTACCTATACTGAGTTTGAAATAGATGAAAGAGTAATTGATGCTTATGATAAAAATCCAGAGCTAGAAGATTATAAAATGGGCATTATTCACTCTCATGTTAATATGGGAGTATTTTTTAGTGGAACAGATACTTCTACTTTAAATGAGTATGCTAAGCTTTCTAACTTTTGCATTTCTTTAATTGTTAATAACAAAGGTGAAATGGTAGCCAAAGCTGCTTACCCTATTAACAATAAATCAAAAAGATATGCTAAAGAGTATAAAGATTCTGAAGGCAACTGGATACCTCTAAATAATAATCAAGAAGAAGAGGTATCTTCTTTTAATGTAATAGCACTAGACCTAGATATTATCATAGAAATTGATACTTTCTTTCAAGGTATGACTGAAAAAGCTATTAAAGAAAGTCATATAGCTTACAATAATTCTGGTACTTATAATTATGGTAGTTATAATAATTATGGAGATGATTATGATATAGATAACTATAATAAGAAACCTACTCATAGTTTAGCTCCAATGCCTAAATTATTTGATGATAAGCCATTTGTAGCTAATAACAAAGTCACATTTACTAAAAAAGAAATGAATTCATTTTTATGTAAATTGATGTTCTTAGATCCATTATATGCTAGTACTAGTAGTTTTGAGCAAGCCTTAACTAAGATTGATGATAAGTTTAATGGAATGGATCAAGATGCTTATGCTATTCATATTGAAGATAAGATTGAAGAATGTTATAGAGAAGTGTTCTTTATTAAAAGAGGACAATTATTAAATAACAATACTGTAGCTGATTTTCTTACTGATGTAATGGAGTATTGTTTAGAAGTTGCTTATGATGTTAAAAGTAGTACTGCTGAATTTATTTATACAGTTATAGCTGATTACTTTACTGATATAACTGAAGATGATGATACTGCTGCTTGGAATAATTTTTTTAACAAATCAAATAACTAATGACAGACAGATTTAAAGAAGCTGTGTGGTTACCTAAAGCCCAGTCCCACAACATTACTGTTGGTGGGGCTGGGGGTATAGGCTCTGTAGTAACCTTTCTTCTATCTAGGATAGAGCCAGCATCAATTAGTATTTATGACAATGATACTGTAGATGATATAAATTTATCAAATCAACTATTTGGTTTGCCACATATAGGTAAAAGTAAAATAACTGCTGTTGCAGATGTTGTATATTCCTTTAGTGGCTATGATAGATTAAGTCCTAATAATGCATTAGTAACACCTGAAACTGCAACTAGTGAAGTAATGTTTAGCTGTTTTGATAACATGGCAGCTAGGCAGGTTATGTTTGACCTATTTACTAGAGATATGGATATGTATGCTTCTGAGGGAATTGAGCCTATTTTAATTGATGGTAGATTAACTGCTGAGCAGTTCTACATTTATGTAGTTACTAGAAATAAAGTAGATAGGTACAAAGAAACTTTATTTCCTGATTCAGAAGCTGCTGTATTACCTTGTGGTTTTAAAGGCACTACACATAATAGTTTTATGATTGCAAGTAAAATGGTTGCTGCATATACTAATTTTTGTGCTAATTTATCTACAGAAGAGCCTATTAGGGATGTACCATTTTGCATTGAAAATGATATTTTTACTATGACTGAAATTATAACCTTTTAACTAATACTTATGAAAAACATATTATTTAAAGGAAGTCCTACAAGTAGCCCTGGACATGAAAATAAACTTGTAAATACTTTTAAGATAAACTATAACCAAGAGTATTGTGTATATTCAGGTAATAATTACTTAGATTTAATTTCTCAATCTTCTACCTTGCGTTCCAGTTATATTTATAATTATATTAAAGAGTTTTTAGAAAGACCTGAATATAAGTATCTTTGGTATATAATATCAAGAGATCGAATTATAAATGTTGATCTTCTTTTGCTTGATGAAGATGGTAGTTTTTCCAATTCTAGTCCTGCTGTTAAAGATTCTATTATTAAAACTAGAATAATACAACTTTTTAATACTTATCTTACTCCTTGTAAAGATTTAAGGTTAAGAAAAGGGCCTAATATAAGAACTACTTTAACAAACTTAAGTATAGATGATTTTATAAATCCAGATGTAAAACATAAAAATTCAAGAGCTGGTAGTTTTTATTGGGGAGGTGGTATCTTTGGTGCAACTTCAATATACAAAAATGGAGAATATCCTATTCAAGGAATTTTTAATCCTTTAGTAATATTAGCTACTAAAACTGAAGCTGTACAAATACCTAAATTAGCAGGATTAGTTAATTCTATTGAAGGTATTAACTCTGTTGATTCTAACTACCATTATTTACAAAATAAAGAAAACCTATTTAAACTCTTTGTGCAAGCTGGATTTGATTATAAAGATTTTCCATCTCAAAGCTTTAGAAAAGTATATAAAAATGTAATTCTTCCTTTTGCTAAAGAGCATAATATTGAAATAGTTACTGTTCCTAATCTTAAAGAAAAGTTTTTTTATACAATAAATCTACCAACATTTAATAATGCAATAGAAAAAGCTAGACAAGAAAAGGTAGTTATGAATACAATGATAAATAGTTACCTTAGTAGTATAGTTCCAGAGCCTGAACCTACTGAAGATCCTTTTGATGTATTATGGTAACCTTATTTTTTATTCCTGGAAATGTGCCCTCCTTGAAGAATTCCAAAGTGAAGACTTCAAGGGGGATATTTCCTTCTAAAACTGTAGGAAAGTACTTAAGAGATATAGGTGTTTTAAGATACTCTGTGAGAGATAAAGAAGTTCAAGAGTATAAAACAAAACCTAATATTTTTAGAGAATCTCTTAAAGATTTTCCTGCTATTGACAATTACCCAATTAAACTAGGATTTCATTTTGTTCGCAAGACAAGAGCAGATTTTGATTTTAATAATGCCACACAAATTATCCAAGATTTATTAGTAGCTCATGATTTCATCATAGATGATAGCATGAAATACTTAATCCCATATGTATTAGAAATGGATAATAAATATTACTCTGTGGACAAAGAATATCCTGGTGTTTACTTAAAGCTAGAATTATGACTGAAAAAAAAGAAATTAAATCTCCAAACATTAATAAAATGGTTGGAGTAGTTATTGATGATAGGACTACTGTGTATTTTAAACCAGGAACTCCCATTGAAAAAATAAATAGGAAAGTAGAGCTTTATAAAAAATCTCTAGAAAAATCAACAGTTAACATTGTAATATCACATGATCATGAGTTATAGTTCTCAATTTCCTACAATTAGTTTTAGTAGATTAGCTTTATTTGACAGAAGTCCTTATCTATATTATAAAAAATATATACTAGGTGAAGTCATAGAAGATGACACTACTACCTTAGATATAGGTTCTGCAGTAGATTGCCTTATTACAGAGCCTGATGAATTCCACAATAGATTTGCTGTAGCTACAGTTCCTGTGCCTACAGCTATGATGGGTGATTATGTAAAGTCTTTATATAAGAACTATAAACATCTACTAGAATCTACACCTTTATCTGAAGAAATTTGTTATGTTGGTGCTGAAGCTACTGCCTATGCAGAAACTGGATTTAAGATTAGTTTTGATAAAGTAAAAGAAAGATTTCTTGCTGAAGGTTTGGCTTATTTTAAGTTTTTAGATGCATCAGAAGGAAAGCTAACTATCTCTTTTGAGAATTTTACTATAGCTCAAACTGCTGCTAATGTACTTAAATCCAACAGGTTTACTGCTAAGTATTTAAGTGAAACTTTAGAAGGCAATAAGCAAAGATTCTATCAAGTAGATTCTACATTTACTTATGATAACATCAATTACAGAGTAAAGCTAGATGCTATTGTTGTAGACCATGATAATAAAACCATACAGCCACTAGACATTAAAACTACTAGTGATTCCCCTTATGGCTTTACAAAATCTATGTGGAAGTACAGATATGATTTGCAAGCAGTAATTTATTCTCACTACATTAGTACTGAATTTATTCAAGTTAACAATTTACAAGGATATACTATATTGCCGTTTAAGTTTATTGTCATCAATGTTAAGTATCCTAATAACCCTTTAATCTGGAAATTCAGTGAAACTGATTTTATGGCAGCTAAGCTTGGAAAAGCAGCTGGATATTCAGTGAAGAGTATGTGGGAAATTATGGATGATTTAGATTGGCATATTAGTAATGACCTTTGGGATTATACAAGAGAAGTTTATGAAAATGAAGGTGAGTTAACAACTAATATGTATGACAAGGCAAAAACCCCAGAAGAATAAAGCTTCCTTTTTAATTCTGCCTATGCTAGGCCCAGATCAATCATATTTTGATTGGTCTGGGTTACTAGTAAATTGCTATGTCCAAGATGCTAATTACCCAGAATACAATAACCATATAGTTTTATTACTAAACTATCCTGAGTATCTTAATGCTAATAACTTAGGTAAGATTGTATCTATGGAAAATAAGCTATATAATGACCTAGACCACCTACTAATTAAAAGGTATGATCCTGATGTACACCACTCTGTATTTATCTACAATGTTCCTAAAGAATATCAAGATGACTATGATTGGTTTATGTACAGCAGATATTCTAAGATGAGTCCTAAATACAAAAACAAAGTTGTTGACTTCCATGTAGGTAGTCCTACTAAAGGTATTATAGGTGTCTTATCTAGGAATGAATATATGCTTAGGAATGTGCATAAAAATCTAGGCTGCTTAGCTCAAGAATGTAAGTGTGTTCCTAATACATATTTAAGATGTAAGCATTTTAGTGATTACCCCTTTGACTTTAATAAAGCTGAGGTATGGGGTAATATAGGTGAAGAAGAGATATTGGATATAAAAATAGAAGATCATAGAAGAATTAAAGTAAAATGAAGCCAGTAACTATTAATCAATTAGGAGATTGGTATCAGGAGTTCCCATCTTTTTGGGAATCTCCTGGTACTAATAACATTGTAAAAGCTATTAGTAGTGAGTATCAAAAATATAAAGTTTATCCTGAACCACAGAATATATTTAAGGCATTTGAATTATGCCAGTACAAAGATATCAAAGCTGTAATATTGGGTATGGATCCTTATAATGATGGTAATGCCACTGGTTTAGCTTTTGGTGTTAATACTCCTAAAATAAATCCTAGTCTTAGAAAAATAAAAGATGCTATAGAAACAGAAGTGTATAATGGGTTACTCCTAGAATATGACTATAGTTTAGAGTATCTAGCTAGACAAGGTGTACTATTACTTAATAGTGCTTTAACAGTAAAACATGGTATTCCTGGCTCACATATGCATATATGGCAAGGATTTATAAAGTCTATTCTTGTTTTTATATCTATTCATAAAGAAGATGTTCAATGGTTTTTATGGGGTAAAAATGCCCAAGAGTATAAGCCTTATATCTATAATGATACTATAAAAATGAATATCTTTGAAGCAGAACATCCAGCTTATGCTGCAAGACAAGGAAGACCATGGATATCAAACAACCAATTTAACAACACTAAACACATAATACAATGGTAAACCCAACAACAATTTTTCACTGGATTAACTTACTGCCTAGCCCACAAAAAGAGTTAGCACTTAAATACACTAACTTAAATGATTTTAATGTTCCTGCAGATAATATGCTAAGTGCATTAGGTAGTGCTTTTAACTGGAGCTCAACTTTGCAAGGATTTGAGTATTGGTCTACTATAGCTAGAAGTTATGTTGAAAATAAACCTACACTTAGTTTTAATGATTTACAAAAACTAGTTTCAGAGTGGGGTGTTAATAAAGGAATTAATAATTCTGCTAATCAATATATTAAAACTATTGAAGAACTAGGTGAACTAGGTAGAGCTATACTTACTAATAATGAAGAGGAAGAAATAGATGCTTTTGGAGATGTATTAGTTTGTCTTATTATTCTAGCTAGTATTAGAAATAAGAATCTAGTAAGCTGTCTAAATTCTGCTTATGATGTTATTAAAAACAGAACAGGCAAAACAACTGAGTCAGGAGTATTTATTAAATCTGAAGATAATGTTAACGAAAAAATCTGAGCCTCAAGTAGATATTGAGATTCAAGATAAAATAGGGAGAGTACAGTTTACTAACGTAGGCTCTAGACAATTAGCTTTGCTGCATAAATTGTATCTAGTACAACAGTTAGTAAAAAGCACTCCTAATGATAGTAAATTAGGTGAGGAGGTTAGAAAATTATTAGTAGGGCAGTAGTGCCCTACTATTAATTCATTTCCATAGCTTTAATTATTTCTTCAGGAGTAAGCACATTTTTGTTTAAACCAATAAGCTTAAGTAGTCTAGCAATTATTTTATAATCACCTTTTTCCCAAGCTCCAGTTCTCCTTTCATAAGTTTCAAATGGGTCAGTCATTTGTCCTACTAGTCTAATAACTTTTTCTATTACACTTTGAGAAGCCATTGGGTTTTTAATAAGCTTATAGTTAGCAATAGGATTAATAAAACCACTTAATTCTTGGTTTAATCTCATACTAAATAACAAAGGATAAGCCAATAATTTTTTATCATCATCATCACCACCTTCATACATTGATGCTAGTAGCATAGCTATTAATCCAGTAGTTAGCATCATTCCCATATCTCTAGAAGCTCTTACTAGATTCTTTTTTTCTAGAGGAGTTAAGTTATCACTAGAGTTAAATGGAGATAACTCTTTTAGCATATCCATAGTTTGAGTTCTCGCAATTCTAAAGAATGTTCCATAGTAACCTTCAGTTACATTACCTAGCTCTTGGTCTATACCAAATGCTTTGAATCTTCTTTTTAACCCTGGGACAAAAAATTTCCTGTACATTAAAAGCAACCTTCCATACCAATGTCTTTCTGCTACTACTTTGTCAAAGTTATTATATACACCATGCAATCTTTTATTAATAGCATGCAAACTATTTTGAATGTCTATATCAATAAGCTTATTATCAGAGAGATTACCTTCTAGCTGTACTCCATCTTTAAGTTTAATAACACCATCCTTGCCTAGCTCATAAGCATCATACATGGATATTTCTTCTATCTTACCATTAACAGTTCTCTTGACTTTATTTCTTTTTAGCATAGCTAATAAAGTCTGCACCTGAATAGCATGTTCACCTTGTGATTGTAAGAAAAACCATGTATCAGTTGACCATAGCTTTTTAAAAGCTGAAGCACTTATTTTTCTACCATACTTATCTAAGTATTCTCCTTGCATAGGATCCCACAAATCTATAAGCTGGCCTATAAAAGATTTATTTACAGGTTCTGCAAAGTCTTTTACATAGTTACCTACATTTCTGTCATATGTTAGTTTAGCCCATGCAATTTCAGCAGCATTAAAGTAATCTCCAGAAGCTGCTTCAATAATTACTTGAGCATTGGCTTGTAAATAGTTAGCTGCAGAACCTATAGGGTTACCACCAATCTGAGTAAAAGAGCCAACTGCCATTAAGTTATTAGCTACTTTATTCAAATCTACAGTCTTGCCTAAAACTCCTACTTTAGAATCAATTATATTTATACCATATATCTGCATATCAATAAATGCAGATAGTAAAGCAGCTACATTATTTCCATCATTCTTTTTTACATATTTCTCCCAGCCAGTAATACCAGCTTTTTTAGCAGCTTCACTGATTATTCTTCCACCTAATACATCAGTTTTAAGAGGAGGAGCTTCTTTTACAGATTGCAATGCTGCTTCTCCTAATGCTGCTGCTTCATTAGATGCTTGGAATTTAAGAGAAGCTTGGTCAAATAATAATATAGAAGATATTAAATCTACTGACACATCATCAGCTGACATATTATTAGTATATAGAACAGGAATAACTTTCATTCCTTCTACATTTTCTCCAAATTGTTGAATGTCTTTTTCAGTAAATTTTACAAGGTTTCTCCAACTGTCTTTTGCATAGTTAACTGCACCATTTTCTACTAATCTATCAATAGATGACTTAGCTACAGAAGGAAGAATATATCCTCTTCTTGTACCTTCTGGAGTTCTTTGCTGTGCTTTAAAATATGTACTAATTAGATAGTCATAATAGTTCTTCTGAGCAGGATTACTTTGTATTGAATTATATCTAGAGTCACCATATTTAGATTTAGATGGTGTAGAAAAATCTCTAGAGTAATACATTTTTCCATTAATCTCTACTTGATTATTCTTTAACCAATACTCATATTCCTTTTCAGTTATTATTTTTCTATCTACTAGCTCTTTTTTCTCTGCAATTAAAGTTTTTCTACCTTTCTGTATTACTATTTTTTCTCCAGTTTTAGGATTAATAAGTACCTTATCTTCATATGGTATAGCTTCTGTATTTTGAGAATACCAAGTTTCAATAAACTTACTCTTAGTAGCAGGGTCAGTAATATTTAAAGCTTCTTCCCACATCTTAGACTCTGCTTTGTTATAAGCATCCATGTCTATTTCTTGGATAAAAGCCATCTTATCTACTAGTGATTTACTACCACGGTCATATACTTTAACTCTAGTATAAAATGGTTTATTAAAAGCTGCTACATTATCTCTAGATGCTGTTGACTTAGAAGCATATTCTTTAAAAACCAATGAAGCTTCGTGAGCAGTTTGTAAGCTTATCTGCCTAACATTTTCAAAAGCTTTCTTTAATGTCTTACCAAACAATGCTAAAATAGGATTGCTACTTGAAATAATAGGAGTTAAAAGATAATCTACAAAAGGTATATCCTTATTAGAACCATTTTCTAAAGCATGTAGTAATGTTTTAAAAGTTACACCTTCTTCTCCTATATCTCTTTTAAGTTCATTAACTCTTCTCTCTCTAGCTTTATATGCTGCACTTTCAGGGTTAAGCCTAGCCATTATAGCTTCATTTTCTCTAAGCTCTCTCAGGTATGCTGCATTAGCTTTAGGAGATGCAGACTTGACTAATTCACTAGCAATTACAGAATTAATATTTTCCTTGTATAACAAGTCAATTCTATTGAATGCTCTAATAATTTTATCACACATATCTAAAGGAGAGCCAGGTTTAGCATCTACAGCTCCAACTTCTCCAGATATAAATGCTTGGATTTCTTCTACTATAGGCCTAAACATTTCAATAGTTTCCTTACTGGTCATCATCTTTGTAATGATTTCAGAAGGGTCTGTTATTTTACCATCATTGATATCTTGTATAAATTTATTAAGCTGCTGAACAGCTCCAGGATACCTTGTAGTACCTACAAAAAGAGCATGAATATCTTTAACAAAACTTGTAATTACTTTTGTTTTTTCAGTAGTATTTATTTTTTCTTTTAACTGACTAATTAAATACTTCTCTGCTCTATTAGGCCCTTTTCTTTCTAGATACATTATTCTAGCTTCAAGAATCTTTTTTACTTTATCAAGAAGCTTATTATAGTTAGTATAAGTGTGAATTTCAATTTCTTCAGAAGTATCTTCTTCTGGACTAACTTTTTCTAAGAACTCTCTACTAGCATCAAGATAAAATATAGACTCACCTGCCACAGATGTAACTACATTGTTTGTTGTAGCTTTAATATGCATAGGTATAATACCAAGTTCATCTTGCATTGGAAAAGTAAATCCTTGACTTATAGCCATTCCTTTATATAGTGATAGCTGAGCAGTATGTCTTTCTTTTTTAGATGCTCTAAGAGTTCCATCTTTTTTTCTAAACTTCCTATCATATTGGTTATCAAATCCATCTTTTTTATATGGACTAAATCTACCAGTATCAGGGTCATAGTTAGTAGGATTAAGACTAGATTTTAAGTCAAATATCCTAATAGTTCCAGTAGGATCTACAACAACAATATCTGCTGTACCTGCTATACCAGCTTCTTCATTAAAGAATATCATCTGTGTTAATATGACAGAACCTGGAAAGTTTTCTTTAAACTTAGTAAGTGTATCAAATGCAGAATCTATAGCTGCATCTGACAATAATACCTGTGTACCTTCTTTAGCAGCTAATTGTTTTAGAGATTCTTTAATCTGTTCTAGGGGTTTGCCTAATACTAGTTCAGATAATATTAAGTCAATTTGGTTACCCCACTGTCTGTTATTTTCATATACAGTTTCATCTCCTTCAAATGCATAATAACCATTATCCTGTGCTTCTATAACTTCTGTAGCTCTTTCTAAAGGCTTATTAGTACTGACTACTCTATATCCAGCATCAGTTTTAGAAACCTTAGACTGCATATAAAGTAGCTTTTCTACACTTTCTTTTAGTGCTTTAGGGGCAGGTACACCGTAATTATCTTGATAATCTATTAATTGATTCTCATATATCCTTATATCACTAGGATTAAGTTGATTAAACTCAAATCCATATATAGGATTTATTAAATCAAAAAACTCAGTTAGTTGATTATATGATGGTACTTCGTACCCATTAGCAATAAATACTTTGTAAGCTCCAAATACTCCTAGAGTATCTTCAAGCATTTTCCATTCAGGAGTGTTTTTATTAGGACAAGCCATTAGTTACATTCATTAATTAGTTCAAGTACATCTGCATCAGATACATTAGCAAAGGTATTAAATAAAGTAGAAGCATTATCAAGTTGAGGGCTAGTAGTAGTTTTCTTATAACTTCTAGATAGCAGAGGCCCTAAGTCAATAGGATTATCTATTACTAACATAGAAGCTAGTTCTTGCATAGTAGTATTAGGATCTAGCTCTGATGGAATTATTTTCTTCTGACTATCACTTAGTAATGATTTTATGTACTCAGATACTCTTCTTAAGAATGTTTTAATAGCATTCCATAAACCTTTTTCTTTTTTAATTGATTGAGCATCAGCTGCATATTGACCTATTACATCTACAATAGCTTCTTCTATTTGTTGTTCATAAGTTAATTCAGGATATAGCTTTTTAACTTTCTCTAAAGTTTTAACACCTACATCAGATTTAGTAAGCTGATTCATTAAGTTATTGTACAGATATGGATTTTGTATCTTAACAATAGCTATAAATGGGTGAGCAAACTCATGGAAAGGAGTATCTGCTTTAGCTTTATCAGGATTAATAAGCACTTCACCATCTTTAAACTGGCCTAGTCCAGGAATACTGCTATCATATCTCCAGCTTATACCAAATTTTAAAGCAAGCTTGTCTAGTATATTTGTAAGAGCAGCTTGATTAATAGGTTGTTTAGCTGAAGATTTTGATTCCATAGTATCACCTGGCTTCAGTTTATTTCCCATTCTTCTTACTCTGTCTTTAACAGCTTGACTTACACCTTTTTCTTTCAGTTTTTGACGTAATCCTGCCATTTCACCTAAAAGACTTTCTGAACTAACTGTACCACTTTCTTCTTTTGTAGGAGTGGCAGTAACTACTGGAGTGGCAGCAACAGCTTCTTCTCTAGTTTGAGGTAAGCCTATGCTTCTAAGTCTATCCAGAATTGCTTGTTGTTGAGCATTAAATTGAGGAGCACTTTCTTCAGCTTCTCTTGATACAGCTGATACCTCTTCAGGTTGTTGTAGTTTAGAGAACTCAATAAAAGTATTTAGTTCATTTAACTTCCAGAACCAAGGGACAATAGCTTTATCTAATATAGGAGATACTTCTTCATATACTGCACCTAAACCTATCATTTCTTCTGCATACAGATTTTGTGTATCTGCATCTAGAGTGTATTTAGTATCAGATATTATAGCACCTGTATTTTTGTCTTGCTTAATAAATGTTCCTTTCTGTAAGTATTTAAGTTTATACAAAATTTTAGCACCTCCTTGGTCTGTAACTTGGAAGATAGGAGGATAAACAATTTTGTCCTCTTCATTTTTACTAACTAATCCTGTCTTTTTAAGCACATAAGCATTAATCCCCATTATTTTTCTCCTCTCATCCTTTGTAGTTTTTTCATCTATGCCTCTAAAAATATTAAGAGTTATATTACCAGTAATAGGATCTTTATAAATAGGAAATCTGTTTATTAATATATCTTTTATTTCTTGATCAGTATATTGTTGAGAACCTTTAAGACTTTCTTTTAAATCTCTTATGTCTTCAGCTATGTAGTTTGTAGATAAAATAGCACTTAGCTTTCCACCTCTTAGGCTAAAGTTATTAGGAGTGTACCTAGCAAACAACTCTACAAACTCTTGTATAAGTTGAGCTTGAGATACTCCAAAAACTCCTTCATAAGATAAGTTACTGTTACCACTAAATAACTCTTGTACACTATTTAATCCTTCAGATATATTACCTAAGAACACAGGTGCTATTTGTCTGATAAAAGTATCTGACTTAAACAAGCCACCATCTTTCATCATTAGATACATAAAGGCTTCTTGAGCAAAAGCTTTTGCTTCAGGATTATTTGATAGACTTAAAGCTTTAAAAGAATCTATTAACCTTTCTACATAGTCAGGGTTATTTTTAGTCCTAGTGTTAAAGGATAGCTTATAAAGTGTTTTTCCTGCTAATCCACTTCTATTTCTTTCAGTAAATTTAATTTCTTGAGGAACTAAAGCATTCAATAAATCATTGTTTGCAAAATCTGGATTCTGCAAAAGCTTAGTATGAAGATCAACAAGATTACTACTAAATAGATTATTTGGATCAAGACCTTTTTTATTAGTTCTTTTTCTATAAGCTCTCATACTTAAATAAGATAAGAGAGCTGTTCTCATATTAGTAATGTTATCCTTGTAACCTAAAAAAGAATTCTTAAATGAAACACCAGCCTTTTGAATTAACTTCTGTCCCATTGGAGTTTCTAGGACAAAAAATTTCCCAGAGTCATTCATCATCATATGGAATAACACCACATTTGTTCTGACTATTTTATCTTGGTTTAGGATAGGCAAAACATCCATAGGCATCATAGAAGGATCATAAACTCCTTTAATATGCTGTATAATATAATCATCTGGATTGTCTAGGTTTCCTTTCTCTTTTAAAACTACTTCTAATCCTAAATTTTTAAGGCTATTTCTAATGTTGTAATTCTCAGAGAATGTAGGTTTAAGTCCTCTAGCTAAACCAATAATATCAGACAGATTTCTTAAGTAATCAGAAACTTGTATAGAATTTCCCATTCTTAATACAGCAGCATATTGAATAGCATTAAATTCCTGTTCATCTAATGATGACTGAGAAGGGTCTTGACCATATTTAATTGCTTCAATTAGATTACTTTCACTAAAAGCTATTCCATCTTCTGCCATAGGTAACTTTTCTAACTTAGCTGCAATACTAGCTATTACTTTAATTTTACCTATCTTTATTTCTGTTAAGTCAGAAGCATCAGCTTGAATCTCTGAAACTACCTGTTCCATGATAGGAAGTTTTTGAGTTAAGATTGCTAAATCAAATCCTTCTCCTAAACCTAGTCTAAGTAATGTAGCACCTAAAGTTTGATATGAAAGGTTAAACCTAGCTGCTTTAGGGTCTTTACCATTATCTGTCATAGCAGATATAACTTGGTCAATTAACTCATTAACCCTTACCCCTTGTGAGTTTAGAATACTACCATCATTTGCTACTTGTAGGCTAAAGCTATTAGCTAATTCTTTTACAAATTGTTCATTGTTTTCTATATACTCTTGATTAAAAGATATACCATATTTGTGTAACCTTTGGAACATTAAGTTAAATACAGCTGCAGGGCCAATGTTTTCTTTACCAGTATCATTAGATACAGCTGCATCATTTTTAGATGTGGCATCATGTACTCCTTCAAGTATAGTATTATCTACAATACGTGCATCACCAAGTTTTTCTTCTAGTGCATCAAATTCATCAACAGATGTAATAGTATTACCTATTTTTTCATTAGTCTGATTGTAAATTAAAGAGCCTGTAATAGGTATTAACAGGTTGTTAATTTCTGCAATAGTAATAGGATTGATTTTTTCAAAATCACCTTTATTATAAGCTGCCCTATTATCAAGTACTTGCTTACCATATTTCCTATCAAACTTTTCTTCACTTGCAGGATATCCTAATTTATCAAGAGATTCAATAGTATTTCTATTTTCTATTTCTCTTATGGCATTTTTAGCATCAGTAGTTTGTTTTTTTAATGCTGTTAGCTTTTTAAGAATTTGTCTTTTTCTTACATCAATAGTATTAGATATATCATCTTCAAGAGTTATTTGTCTAAAGAGAGCAGCAAGACCTGCTTTTTCAATCTCTTTAGCATCTAAAGAAGCTAATGTATCTGAAGATGGTGTAAATGTATCATCATCTACTAGGTCATCTCTACCAAAAGCTTGAGTAAGAATGTTTTCTAGTTCATCTATTTCTTCTTGAAACTCAGCTCTTATTTCACTATCAAGGTTATTTAAAAACTTCTTTCTTAACTTAATACTTTTTTGAAGAGAACTAAGGTCATCTTTTAACCTTTGATAATCTTCATTGTTCTTAAGTTCTTCAGTAATCCTTTCTGCAACTTCTTTATTAGCAGAATTTTCTCTGATGTATTCTTGTCTAGCTTGTTCAAGAGCATCTGTACCCTTAGAATTTTTTAGGTATTGTCCAAACCAATGTGGCTTATCATTAAGAGTAAAGAAATCAAAACTTCTTAAGTACTCAGCATCCACGTCAAAGTCAGCACCAGATAGCTTTAGAATTTCAAATGGTAACATAATTTGATTACCAGTTTCCATAGGTAGATAATCTACAACTTTGAAGTAACCCATAGAGTGTTTATCCTGTGTAGGAATCCTAACACCAAACATTTCTAATAACTCTGAAGGTATATTATCACCAGGCCTTAGACCTAAATGTTCAGCAAACTGAGCACTAATTTTTATCTCAGTATAGAAATTACCTTTATTATCTTTCCTATACTCTAATCTTCTAGTAGTTACCTCTTTTGCATATTTTTCAGGATTATTTTGAATTTCTGCTGCTGTTACAATATTACCTTTATACATATTAACACCAGAGCCAAAATCACTTATCAAAGTCATTTTATGTCCTGGAGCTTTTACCTTCAAAGTATTCTTTGATAAGTAAGACAAGAACATAGATTCTAGCTTACTAATAGTAGCAGGCATGTTTAGATTAAACTGTGGCATATCAGCATTTGTTATGCTTTCAGATACCATCTCTATTAAGTAGGGATCAGCACCAGTTGCCATTAAGTTCTCCTTGAACATTTTTAGTAAGTACTTATACCTAGGAGTATCACCACTAAGCATGCTCTTACGCATTTCTAAAAATCCTCTCTTAGATCTTTCTGCTACTAAGCTTTCAAATGCTTGAGCAGCATTTCCTACAGTAGTTTCCTTTCCTAATACTGATGTTTTAGTAGCACTTCTTTGCTCAGAGAATACTGTATTTAATGTCTGAGTAGGATCTACAATACTACTTTTTATAGTATCAGTTTTTACTTGCTCTCTAAAAGATTCATCATCTACTTCAATAGGTGATAGTTCCCAAGTAAAGCCATTTTCATTATTACCTGTTACACTACCTACATTGGCTTTCATTGTTTTAATAGCAGAGTCAAAGATTAAAATATCTATGTTATCTAACTCTAACTTATTAAGCAAATCATGGTTAGCTCTTTCTGAAGGTATAGGTTTCCATAAAGTATGGAGTTCTTCGTAAATACTTCTTACTGTTTCTACTTGACCTTTAGATCTAGCTTCAAATAATCTATCATATAATTCATCAGCTCTAGCTCTATCTTGTTTAAGGATATAAGAACTCTCAGACCTTAGTAAAGTTTTAATAGATGTCTTATCATAGAAGTATCTATTAACACCTACAATTTTTCTAGGGTTTACTAAAGCATTATTCTTTTTGAGAATCCTAACTTCTGCTTCATTTAGTCTATAGCCTTTTTCAATTTTATTATATATCTCTTCAACTTGTGGAGTTAGTTTACCAGTTGAAGTAAGATACTTAGACCTATACCAATTTAAAGTTCCTAAGTTTTGAGCATCTGTAGTGTCTTGCTCACCTAAATCTTTAATGTCACTTTGAGGTACAGTATCTTTATCAAACCTATCTTTAGCTTTAACACTTTTAACAATAGCTACTCTTGAAACACCTGTACCTAATGAAGGGCCAGCAGCAATAAGTCTTGAGTTTCTTTTTACTACATCAGTAGGGTTTTTAAACAACATTGCATAATCACCATTGACTAACATATTATATGTCATGGAGTTAATCATGTCATTAAAGAAGAACATTCCTAATGATTGCATATTAACTTCCTTAGTATTACTATACTCATAGTAACTAGGAAGCATTTTATTCATATACTTAACTTCTCCTCCTGCAACTTCTTTTTGGCCTTTTAATCCTTTAGTAAGTAACCCACTTTCAGTATTGTTTAAATCTGTTTCTAAATTAAAGTTTTCCTCTAGTGCTGTTTGTAGCCACTCTGCAAATCTTTTAGGAAGCTTAGCTTTATCTGTAGCAAACCCTGGAGGAAATACAATTTTTTCATATTTAGAATCTAGAATAGATTTAATAAGTTTGGTATTAGTATCTACAAACTCTTCAAAATCTGCATCAGTATCTTTCCACTGAGCATCATCTCCAGCCTTTTGTAATTTTTTAGTTACAATAGGTAAAGCATTAGGATTTTTATTTCCTTTTTTATCCGTTCTTATTAGAGCTTGAGTCTGAGATACATTTTTACTTGAGCCAAGCATCTCACTATTTTCAGTAAAAACATAACCAGTGTTTGGGTTGTTAGGAGCTGTATCTTTAGTGTAAAACCCAGTAGTTATAGATATTGTTTTTCCTTTAACTTTAGTAGTAGCAACTTCTTCAGCTTGTATAACTATTAAGTTATTCTTTGTATTGCTTAGTTTACCAAGAAACTTTGAGAATAAATCAGGAGCATACTGTTCTTTAATAAGTAATTCTAATGCAGCTCTGTGGTCTTGACTTAAAGATGTACCTTTTTTAGCAGCATTAATAAGCTCTACATATAAAGCAGGATTTAGATTTTTAAAAGATTTGAATTGGAAAAAGTCATGACCTTTACCTTTTGTATAATCTTTTTTACCCTTATCATCAATTGCATAATGATAGTCTTCTACATCATATACTTCATGTCCATCAATTAGTTCTCCTGCTTGTATAGCAGCTGCTTCTTTCTGAACATTACCTATTCTGTAGTACTCTTGTAAGAAAGCTCTAATAATATACTCTACACCTAAATCATTGATTTGGCCATTTCTATCAACAAAGTTTTGTACAGGAAGTTGTACTGCATTTTGTGTATTCTTAGCTTCATTAACACCTACAATAATAGGTGCAGCTTCTCTTTCTTTACTTGATATAAATTTACCTTGAGAATCTATTGCTCCAGGAAATCTAAACTTCTTTCTTAGAGTATTATCTGGAGTTCCAGAGAAGAAACTTAAAGCTTGGATAAACTTAGACTTACCATCCATTTTACCATATGAAGTACCAAAGGAACCTTTAAAAGCTTCTTCAAAGTATCTAGTTTCTCCCTCTACATCTTCTCCTGATAAAGATGCTACTCTCATACCATCTATAATATAGCTTTGGATATTCTTGAAAAGTTCTATTGCAAACTCATCATTTTCAACTATATTACCTGATTTAGGATCAAGTTCTACACCAAGTATAAAGGGGTTATGCTTAATAGTCTGGTACATATTCTTAGCCAAATAATATTGGTAAGGTGTACCTTCCATTTGCATCATTGACATAATAATCTCTGCACCTTCTTTGTCAGACTTATTCTCTCTAACAGCTTCAAATAAATCAACAGCTGTAGTAGCTCTTTTCTTCCACTTTTCAGTTTCAGAAGTTAAGTAAGAAGGCTGAACATAAGTATAGATATCTTTACCTTCAGAGTTTTGGAAAGTAACTGCAGATACAGTTTCATCAAAAACAGAGTTACTAGTAGCAATAGCTTTTAGCCTTCCTATACTAGCTGTATCTTCTTCAGCTTCTTTTTCTACAACTTGAGTTTTTTGATAAGGATTATTAGATTGAGCAATAGAAGTCTTAATACCTTTTATATCATCATTAGCAAGTCCTTTAACATCTTTAAACAAAGAATACTCTTCCATTAATCCTCTAAGAAAAACAGAACCTTCAATTTCATTATCTATTGCAGCTATAATTTCCTTCTCATGCTTTTGGATTAAGCTGTGCTTAACATATCCTTTAGATACTGATACTCCAATTTTTAAGAACTCTTGTTGAATTTTAGTAATGTTATTATTTAAGTCAGCCTCATTTGGTACTGGATTAGGCCCAGAAGCTCCTAATGTTGAATCATTAAAAATACTTTCTAAACTCTCTAAAGCAGCTACATTATCAGCTTTTTTCTGTTGTATATCCCTACCTGAGTTAGTAAATGCTCTTTGCCATTCTGTTATTTGAACTAAGCTATCATCTTTAATATTAGACCTATAAGCTTTTAATTGTTTTGAATTAGGGTCAAATACAACTACTACTTGTGGTACTCTATTTTTTGAGAAAGCTGATGCAAATGCTGAGAATAAAGAAGATTGACTTAATACTAATATGTCAAAGTTTTCTTTAGAATCAAAGTTATTAAAGCCTTTCTTTTCTAACTCCATATTAATATTGGTAGTAAGATGATTAAAGAAAGCTCTAGCTGAAGAATTGTTCTCAGCAAATACTTTAAGTTTAGGCAACATATCTTTTGCTGCAGTATTTGCTAATACTCTCTCTACACCAGTGTAGATAGTAAAAGCATTGGAAGACATTGTAAACTTCTTATCACTTAAGTTAGCAAATTCTCCAAATCCAAATTCATCTACTTGCTCAGTACTAAAAGCAATAAACTGCCTCATTGCAGTACTTAAGGAACCAAATCCTCCTATTTCTGCTATAGATTGGTCAAAGTTTCTTTCACCTACTTCATCATCAAAGTAATCTTCTAGCTCTGCTTCATTACTAGTTTTAATACCAAATATTTGAATTCTTTTATCTACTTCCTCAGCAATAAGCTCTTGAGTTTTAGGAAGGGATAAAGATTCAGATAGCTGTTTAATCTTATTTGCAATCAGGTAAAATCTATCAGGATTAATATTTCTTACAGCTTGTAGTTCAGGCCTAAAGTTTTCAACGCTATAATAATCAGTAGCTAATTCAGTAATAATATCAAGGATATCTCTCTTACTTACATTGCCTTTTTCTGTTTTCTTTTGTAAAGCTCTTGAGGCAACAGTATTTATAATCCTTTCAGTTTGTTGTTTATTAAAGTAACCTCTTGATGTTTCACCGTTAATAACAGTTGTTGTTTTAGGTATAAGTACAAAAGCAGGCTCTCTAAAATTTGTAATTGAGTTATGAGGTCTAGCGTTTTTAAACTTACCTATGTATATATCTTGGAATAGTAAATCTATTTCACTCTTGTTCTCTTTAACAATACCAAGTAGTTTTTTAATCTTATCAAATAGAATTCCAATTAGTCCTTTAGGTTTTTCAGCATCTCTTTTAACTGCATAGCTTTTAAAGCCTTCAGCCATTTGTTCTTCTAACCAAAGCTTTTCTAATTCAGGTCTAGTAAGTTTTGAGAATGAACTAGATAATGCTTTTAGTTCTGCTAGTTGCTGAGCAGTAGGATTACCATATTGTTTTCTAGCTGCTAGGTAATAAGAATTAATTTGAGTGGGACTTAGTAAAGTTCTAAATACAGCATGAAAAGCTTCATGGTATTCAGTTCCTACACCTGCTTTTTTAGATAAATAGACTACATTATTGAAGAATGCTCCCCAAGTTACACCATTGTTTCTAACATTAGAAAGTATAGTTCTTACATCATCTATAGAGAATACACCATTTGGATTTTGTGGTGTTCTCATATTTAGCATTCTAGCTAAGTTATTTTCAGCTACTTGTAAATCTATAAGCTCTGCTGCATCTTCAGTACTTATGCTAAAAGGAGAAACACCATCATCACTCTTATCTATTTGAGCTTGTAGTCCTGCCTTAATAGCTATTAGTGCTCTATAATCATCAGTATCACTTTTATCATCAAGTTCTAAATCAGCAATCTTGTTGTTTACTTCATTTAATTCTGCAACTGGATTAGAAGGTTGTCCTCCCATAGCTGCTAATGCAGCATCTACACTAGGAGCTTCTATATCAGAAACAGGAGCTGTAGGAGCAGAACTACTAGGTGCAGATGCATTAACTTGTGCTACTCTAGTAGTTAAGGCATTAATAAGCTTTTGCTTTTGAGAGCTATCTAGTACTAGGTTATTATTAATAGCTAGCCTGAATTCAGATATAAATGCGGGAGTTTTTAAAGAATCATTATCTAGCTTAGATATGTCTGATAAGAATGAAGTATATGCATCATTAGATGTAGCTACAGCTTCAGCAGAAACTCCAGAAGGTCTTGTATTACTTGCTGCTTGTTTAGTTTTTGGAGAGAAATAAATATTTCTTGTAAGAGTAGCATTAACTCTTAAGTTACCTAAGTTTTCTAAAATACCTTCTTCATTTACAGAATCTACTCTATTAAAGAAACCACCTACTGTATATGGAAGGCCATTACTTAAAAGCTCAGGATCATTAATAGCACCATTCTTAGGATTAATAGCTTTAAACGAAAGTCTATTATTTATTCTATCTGTAAGAGCAGAATAGGTAGTAATAGGGCTAAGGGTAGTTCCATATTTAGCATATAGCTTTCCATTTTTAACAACTACACCTAAATTAATATATTTTTTTTCAGACCCAACAACTTTAGTGCTAAGAACTATAGTAGCCTCGCCATATTTATTAACAGTAAATTCTACACGATAGTTTTTATCAGGAATAAATTTACCTTGCTCATTTTTATTTTGAGTAAGTAATGATAAGAATATATCGTTGTTGTTCTCATCTTTTAAAGTTACACCTAAACCATCTTTAGTTTCCCTTGATGTTTTACCATCAGATTTAGTAACTTCTACTAGTTTGCTGTTTTGTTCTTCAATTAACTCAATAATAGAATCTAGTAATCCTTGCTTACCTTCTGCTGTGTTAATAGCTGTTTGAGCAGAAGGGAAACCTAATGACAAGAACCTGTAGTTACCACCAGTAGAAGGTTTGTCCAGCATCATTACATACTGGCCTGTCATGTTATTTAGCTTTGGATTTTCAGCTAATGCACCATTATATAATTTTTTAACAGCTTCAAGTTCATTACCTTCTAGCCCTACCCAATTACCATCTTTATTAGCAAATATGCTAATAGATCCATCTCTATCACGTCTTACTATAATCTGAGCTTGTACAGTTTTTTCTTTTCCCTCACTAAGACTTGTAAAAGTATAGGTAACTCTATCCTTATCTGCTGGTATTTCCTCATTAATAGTACGTCTGTTGGCTAAATCACCAGTATCAACTGTAAAGTAAGAACTTTTGTTTGTGTATAAAAGCTTATTAATAGTTTCATTACTTGCTCCATTATCTTGCTCAATAGCTTCAAATAATGCTGACATTGCCACATAGTAATTTTGTACTTGCATACCAGCATCAGATACTTGTATATCAGTGGTGCTATCAGGGTTTACAATTGTTTCTACAAATGCTTTGTTAAGCTCTGCTAGATGATTAAGGTTATATGCATTGAATGAAGTCCCATCAGACATAATAAATCTTCTAGGGTCAAGCACTCCACCAATTCTAACTTCTTTACCATTGATGTTTATATAGGCATATGCACCTTTATTTGGCATTCCTACAATACCTTTTGTAACTTTAACAGTAGAATTTTTAGATGCAGGAACTGTTTTACCTTGCTCTGGATAATCTTCTACTTTAATATATATGCCTTTCCAAAGTTCTTCTTTAGGTAAAGCATCTACAGCTTCCATATCTTCTTCAGATACAAAGCTAGAATCTATATATATTTGACCTAACTTACTAGCACTTTCAATAACAGGAGTACCATCAGGTACTAATGCATTTCTTTCCTTAAGCTTAGCTAAAGTTTGTTCTAGACTAGCTAATCCATTTTGCAATAAACTAGAATCAAAAATAGCTTTATAGTCAGCTTCAATAGCAGTTCCTTTAGAGTTTGTAATTAAATCTTCAAGCTCTTTTACTTTTTCCTTTACATATTTAATTTTAGATTCAGTCTTAGCTATCTTAGTATCTATAGGATCACTCTTATCAAATGGAGGTGGCAGGTTATCCATAAACTTTGTAACCCAATCTTTAGCTAAATCAGTTGTTAATATATCACTAAAGTTTGGTATGTCATCTGGAAACCCATCATTATCTATAGCTCCTTCTTCAGCATCTAAAGCTTCTTCAATATTAGAAGAATCTATTATAGCTATACCTGCATTTTTTAATCTAAGTCCTAAGCTTTCAAAAGCTTTCTTTTGAATATCTTGTAGAATTAATCTATCTATATTAGGATCTACTAAACCACTTAATCTACTACGGTCAAATTCCTCTTCAATATATCCTTTTTTAGTAGCCTCGTGTAGTTTATTTAAGCTTTCTAAGAAAGAGTCTTGGCCTTCTTTAGTAATAAGCCTATTAACTTCTCCTACAAAAGTTTCTCTTCTTTGAGCAAGTTTTTCTAAATCTCTTAACTCTCCCTCTACAGATTTTTTTGCTATAGGATTACTTTCATAGTGTTTATTTACTTTATCTATTAAGCCACTTAAATCTTCAACAACTTTTTTAAATGCATCAAAGTCCCTCATGTATTCAGGAACACCTTTGCCATCTTTTTTTCTAGGTTCAAATTCTGTTTGTTCAAGTGCAGAAATTTCATTCTGCATTTGATTAATCTTCTCTTGCTGTTTATTTATTCTACCTTGGTTAGCAACACCAGTAAGATTCATTGTAATGAGTCTTTTCTTAGCAGATTCAAGTTTTGCTAGTTTGCTATTATATACATCTAACCAGTCTTTTTTAAATCTAAGTCTGTTGTTAGCTTGCATTATATTTTTAATGCTCCTGCTATCTACAGCTCCTATAGCATCAGCAATACCTCTGGCTAGTTCTTCTTCTCTTCTATCTACATCTTTAATAGTAGCTAAGCTATAAGCTAGGCCATCTTGAATATATTCATTATCAGTTTTTGCTATTTTCCTAGCTTCATTAATACTTTCTTTAACATCTCTAGCTCTATTAATTAAAGTTTCTTTAAGCTCTGTTTTTCTTTTCTTAATTTCAGTTTCAGTGAAGTTTTCATAGCCAAACATATCAGCAAACTCCAAATCAGTAAGGTCATCAACAGTTTCTGCAATATCATCTTCTATTCTTTGGTAATCACCAAGCTTCATTCTAAAGTTTACATCAGAAAAGAATGCTTCATGTTCAGCACTCTTTGCAGTAAACATATCTCCTACCTGTACAGCTTCATTGTATTCTCTGTTAGCTCTATACTGAGAAGCACCATTTTCTATAAAAGCTTGAATTCTTTTAGGGCTTTCCATTGAGTTAGCCCTTTCTAGATATTCTGCTCTTTGTGTTTTAAGTGGATCTCTAAGAGAATCCCATATACCACCTTGCCAACCAATACCTTTACCTTTAGAGCTTGGGCCTACAAAACCAGCTCCACCTATAATCATACCAATAACACCTTCTTCCCAACCTTCTTGAGTGCCATAGGTTTCAGCCATACCTCTACCTAAAGATAAGATAGGGTCAAGAAGTTCTAGTTTATTTTCATCATCAATATAACTAGATACATAATCTAATGCTCCTTTATTTACAGAACCTTGCATCATCTCTTCCCAAACACCTTCTACAAAAGGTTTTTCTCCTAGCTTATATAGTTTTCTTCCTGCATTTTCAAGTGCAGTTCTAGTAGCTGACCTTTCTACAAAATTCATAGCCTTAACTTCAGCTACAGTTTTGCCTAACTTTTTAGCTGTTCTAAGTAATTGAGTTTTACTAAGGTCAGAAGTTTTAATTAACCCTTGAGCAATTTCATCTGCTTTATCTGGATTAAATAATTTACCTAATCTAGAAGATAGCTTAGGCCCAAAAGTTTTAGGCAAAGTAGCCATATTACCCATACCTACTAAGAATGAGTTAGCAGCAAATACACCATTGGCTACATTGTAGATTTTACTCATAGCTTCAGCCATCTCTTGTTCAGAAGGCTCATACCCATTTTCTTCTATGTAGTTATTAATATACTGCTCTTTAGCTTCATTTGCAAAGTGTCTAGATTCTACACCAGCTTCATAAAAAGTACCAGTGACAGCTTTCCTAGCTACACCTAATACATTATCTGCAGCTCTAAGATTTTTAGCTTTGCCTAATACTTTTAAAGCATCATCTACTTTAGAACCTTTTTGTAAAGCCTTTAGTCCCTTTAATGTTCTGCTTAAAGCTAATGGTGTAGCTAATCCTGCAGTAGCCATTTCAGTTAAAACTGCACCTGCTACAAAAGACATACCTGATAAAACATCATTTGCCCAGAAGTTAGCAGTAAAAGCTTTTTCTATTAAGCTATAATCTTCTACCTCTTTCCTAACATAGTTAGGAAGAGCTTCATCCATAGCTTCATTAGCATCATCTAATGCTCTTTGGAAATCATTGTCATATACATTCTTAAAGCTGCCAGTACCTGCTCCATAGATTAAACCAGGGAACATAGCTAAACCACCTATAACATTAGTAGCAGTTTTACCTACAAATTTCATTGTACCATTAGCCCACTTATCAGCAGTACTTTGGCTTTCACCTAGTAAGTCATCAATATCAGCACCAATGTAAGGTGATTGACCATGTTTTTCAGAATATAGTTTATACTGTTCAGCATCTCTTCCTGATATAGTTTCTGGCTCAAGAAAAGATTTTAAATCATCTCTACCAATATTAACACCAAAAGTTTCATTATAGTCAAGTTCAGGAGAAACTTCTTCAAAAATTCTTCTTCTAGCAGTTTCTTTTACAGCTTCTTCTATTCCAGATGAAGGATTAAGCTCTTGCTGAATTCCTTGTTTTATATTATTGTACTCTTCAGCTTTTTGTTTTTTGTTAGGATTTTCTATCCACTCCCACTGCCCTGTACTTTGGTTAAACTGCCACATAGTATTTTTAGGTTTATTATATGTATACGACAAATATAGTTAAAAGTTACTTTAAGCCTTAGAATAAAATTTTTGCTGTCTAGCCATAAATTTTTCTAAGCCCCCAGAAACTCTAGGATTTTTTAATCCTCCTACATTAGTTTTTTTAAACATTTCATCATCAGCATAGTCTATGCCTTTTTCTACTGCATTTTTAATATACTCTTCTGCTCCACCAGCACCAAGCCAATGAGCTAAATAAACAATCTTATTAAAGTTAAGATTTGCTTCAGGATATTTTTGTTGAATCCTTTCAGCAGCTTTTTTATTTGCTTCAATAATTTGATTACCAACAATGTCTTGAGCTTTTGTAGAGTTTATAAACTTCTCTTGTATATCTAAAACACTATTAGCATCATAAGATATTCCTACATCAGTTAGAGCTTTTTTAATTTTATCATCATGATAACTATAGAGAACATCATATTTACCTAAAGCATTAGAAGTACTTCCTTTACCTCCTTGTGTATTCCAAGAAGTATAATCTGTTTGTGTTAAGTACTGCCCTAAATTAGGGTCATAGTCTTTAGGTGCTACTGAAGTATTCCCAGATTGTTGTTGGACTTTCCCCCAGTGGAGGTACCTCCCTGACCTCCTAAATTGGATAACTTATAGTATCCAAATATTTCTAACATTTCATTAAATGAAGTTACATTATTTGGATCTACCTCTTGACCAAGATCATTTTTATAAGCTATAAATGTTTCTAAAGTTCCATCTTCTTTTATTTTACCAAACTTAGTTCCCCCAGCAGCAGTAGTTTGTAAACCATACTTTTGCTTTTTGTTATCCTCAAAGTAAACTAACTGAGAATTTTTTTTAGTTTCTTTAGCTTTATCAGGTATTCCAGAATCAAAGAACATTTTAGCTACACCTAAATCAGCTTTATTAATAGTAGCTGCACCCATCCAAGAAGCTGCTATAGACCTTACTTTAGGATCATCATCAGTAGCCATTTGTGTAACTATTTCAGAAAACTGTCCACTCTTGTTTTCCATATCAAACATTATCTCTGCTCCAGAAGTTATGTTGTTATCTTCTTTATTTCTAGCAGATACAATAAGCATTGGAACTCCAGTATTTGTAATCTTAAAAATTACTTCAGATAGCTCAAAGTTGTCTGCATCAAAATTATCCATTTTAAATGGATTATCATCACTACCAAATATATCACCTAGTGTTCCTTTATTTCTATAATCTTTACCTGCTTTTCCAAATTCTGCAGCTGTTTCTTGTAATAAAGCTGTTAATTCAGTTGGGCTATTTTTAAAGTTCTCTAGGGTTGTTTTAGAGAAAGTAGCCATAGCTCCTTTTTTATCTCCTTGAGTTGTTTCTCTTATAATTTTTCTTTCTTCAACTTTAGCTTCTTTTGCAAACTCTGTTTTAACTTCTTTGTGCATGTTTCTTGCATAATTTCCATTATTATTATATTCATAGTAAGAAAGCCCACCTTCTGTTATTCTTTTTTGAGCAACAACAAAATCTGTAGAAGAAGTTCTACCAAAAGCTAATTTTTCAGGCATAAATACACCATTAGCCTGTAGAAATTTTAATTCCTCATTATTATTAATTTCATCTGAAGTATAACTCTCTCCTTTATGCTTTTCTATTAACTCTCCTATTTTAGCTAATTTTACAACTTCTTCAGTAGTAGTATTTTTCTTTTTAGCTACAACTGCTGAAGAGCCTAGAGCAATTTTATTTTGCTCGTTAGTTATTCTTTCATATTCTTTAGCATCATTGTAAGCAGTAAGGAAAGTATTAGCAGCTGTTAAATCTTCTGAACTAGCAGAACCAGAATTTTTTATACCTAGTACTTCACTGTACATAAGTTCTTTTATTACTTCTACTTCATTTTTAGTAAACCCTCCTATCTGTTCTAATGTTCCACCAGGAGCAAATGCTTTAACTGGATCCCCAGAAATAGATTTAACAAAGCTAGAAGAATCTCTTAATAAAGTTTCAGCAATTGATGCTTCTCTAGTTTTCCCTGCAGCTTTAAACTTATCTACTTTAAGAGATAATATACCATCAAAAGCAGATTCTACAGCTCCTTTATTTCCCCCATCAGAAGTACCAAAAACATCAGCAAACATTGGAGCATATGTTCTATTTCTATTAGCTTCTATAATAGAACCAAAAAGAATCTGGTCTGCTTCTGTTTTTTTCCTTTTAATTTGAGAATCAGCATTAGCTAATGATTCAAAATCTAAAATAGGTTGTTCTTCTCCACCAAATCCAGATATATCATATACAAGTTCTTTTGGAGTAAGTCCTCCACTACCACTACCACCACCATCACCAACAGTCTTAGAAGCACCAGGTTGTATAGTTTCTTTTCTATAGAATCCTTTGCTAACTACATTACCTACTAATTCTTCAAGATCTTCTAATGTAGAATACCCTCTGCCTATTGTTTCCCCTTTCTCATTCCTTCTAAGTTTAAACTCTTTTGCATAAAAATCCTGCTCATTAGTTCCTTGATACATTCTTTCAGCAAACTGTTTAATAGCATTAGCAGTAAATGGGTTTGTAAAATCAATATGTTCTAAAGTTCTACCATCTGGACTTTGCCATACTGTACTTCCATCAGGAGCTGTAGCAAACTGTCCTTCACCATATGTTTCTTTTAAACTTGGTTTAAGAGAATTAAGAACATTTTCAGTTATATACTTTTCAGTATCATCTAAAATAGGAGCTTTAATATCTTCTAGAGCAATTTGAGAACCATCTTTCCATTTGTATGTATTTGTTTGAGGATCTAACTCCATCATACCTCTAAAGTAAGCTGAGTTAGAATTTTCTTTTCCTAACAAAGGTTCTACATTTTTCTTATATGCAGCTTGATGTTGAATAATTCTTTGAAACTCTGGATCAGTATTGTATTCTCTGTTTATAGATTTTAACCTTTGAGCTAAAGCAGAATAATTTCCTTTATCTTGCTCTAGTTTAGTACTTAAACCAGTTATATCACTACTAAACTTTTCTCTATACTTTTGAGCTTTATCTGTATCCCAAGGAGCTGATTCTATTTTTAAATCTGCTGAACCTAGTTGTTCTCTAGTAGTATCTAATCCTTTTTGTTTTTCCTGTAATGCCTTGTACATAAAGTCCAAAGGCATTGGAACAAACTGTGACTCATATGGAGTTTCTACTGGTGTTATAAATCTTACAGCCATTGGTTATAATTTATTCAGATATAAGTTCATATTTTCCTGTTTGAGGATTAACTCTAGCTCTTTGACTATTACTTAAAGTAATAGTCCCATCATTATAGTTAGCTAATCCTGTAGGTGCTAGTCTAGGAACTAAAGTTCCATTTACATTTTCATATCCAATTACTGAGAAGTCACCAGTTCTAAGTTGGTTAACCATCATATCTTGCATTTCTTTAGCAGCTAAATCTTTAGAGAACCCTTGGATATTTCTACCAGTACCTGCTGCTGCTTCCATACCTAGTTTCCATCTATTAGATATAGATTGGTCTTTTAGTAAAGCATTCTTTTCAGCTTGTGCTGCTCTTAGTGTAGCTTCTTGGTTAGCTAATCCCATATTTTGAGCATCAATACCATATCTAGTTTGAGCTATTTGAGAACCATAACTAGCACCTGCACTAGGTAAAGCTACTCCTACATTAGCTAAATAGCTACCTTGTGTGGGAGCACCCATTCTAATAGCTTGTCTAGTGTTAGCCATAGCTTGATTAGCCTGTGCTCTTTGTAAAGCTACAGGAGTATAATCATATCTACCTAACTTAGGAGCTGCTGTATAAGTAGGATCTGGAGCAAAAGCTGCTGCTGCTGCATTAGCTAAAGGCCCTAACATAGAACCTACACCTCCAGCAATATAGTTACCCATAGGAGATTCATATTGATCTAGTGGGGGTGGAGGTGTATTATTTACTTCAGCTTTTTTTAACATAGATGTAGATAATTGAGGTATTGCAGGTGTAGGTAAATTTAAAGGCCTACTAATAGGTACTCTAGATTGCTGTTGCACTTCTACAGTAGACATTTTAGGTTTATAAAAATTCCTAAGAGCAGTCTGAGTTAACTCATTTTTAGGTAAATTACTAGGAGGAGTATAAGGGTAAATTCCAGTAGGTTTTGCACTTGTTGTTAGTTGACTTTGCATATAACCTTCTCTAATTAAATCTTTTATACTAGGAGTTAGATTTATATCTGAAGTGGTAATATTTACTTCATCTTCATAAGGAATAACTGGATTACGAGGATTTTTAGGCATAAAACCTGCATCCTGATAATACAACTTACCACCACCTCTTTTTAGCACAGGATATTGATTAACTTGAGCTAAATAATTATCAGCTAAAGAACCTCCCATTTGATACATTCTACCACCACCTCTCATAGTTGCTGGTGCTCCTTGTTGGCTCATCATACCTTGCTCAAATGGAGGAGCAGCTTGTTGTTGTTGCTCCATACCTTGAGATTGTTGTACTTGTTGCATAACCATTTGAACTGCTTGAATAGCAGCTTCTTGTGGTACACCCATTTTAACAAGTTGTCCTACAATTTGTTCTGGTTGTAAACCTTGTTGCAACATTTCAACAATAGCTTGCATAATCTGCTCTTGGCTACCACCTTGTTGAGGTG